CCGGCATCCGCGGGTGCGGAGCCGTTCGCCACCAGGTCGGCAGGCGCGGCGGCATCGCTGGCAGCACCATCAGCACCATCAGCGGTCGCTGCCGGCTCATCATCGGCGCCGGCCTTGCCGCGCCCTTTCTTGCCCGGCTTGTCATTCTTTGGCGTTGCCTTCGGCGCCGGCAGCGCAGGCGCAGCAGCGGGCGCGCCGCCGGCGGCGGCCTGGGCCTGCTCGAGCAGCGTGCGCTTCGGCGCATGCCAGGTGGTGAGCGCGGCGCTGAAGTCGGCGTCGAACTCGGCGGGCGAGGCGACGAGCGACAGCGGTTGTGGCAGATTGGCCTTGGCCTTGGTGTCGAACGGCACTGGCGTCACGTTGACGCGCAGCTGGTCGTCGCCCTCGGCGGCTATGGTAATCATCAGCGTCGCCTGTTTCGCGAGCGCATGCAGGGAAGTAAACATCGTCGGTTCCTCTCGGTTGGGTTATTCGTTGTCGTTGGCCTGGAGCTTTTTCACGTCGACCTGGCCGCGGCGACGCATGTGCCGACGCGCAACGGCGCGCAGCACGACACGGAGGGTGGGGTTCTTGAGCATCTCGTCGATCGGCGCCGTTACCCGCAGCAGGCGGTGGGCGATTTCGAGCGACGCGCGGTCCGGTTCGGCGCGGACCATCTCAGCGCACCCCTGCGACAACGGTGATGCCGCAGGGCTGATCGCCCAGCAATGCAGCCGTGAGCATGGCGGCCTCGCCACTGGTGCGCGCCATGGCGCTGAAGGTCAGGCAAACAGTGGGGGTGCGGGCGGTGATGAGGAAGGGCTTCATTCGGATCTCCAGGTCGGTGCTCGCGGGCGAGTCGTTGAGGAGCGTTTCGCTCCGTTAATTTGCATATTACGCATATTGACAATATGCGTCAAGCGCAAATCAACTTGAAGATTTGGTACACTTGCGCCACGCTCGGATTGTCCGGACGAAAAAAGCCCCGGCTGGCGGGGCATGGAGGATGGGATGGATGAAGTGCTAAGGGAGATCGTCGCCGGCAGGCTGACAGGTAGCAAGGCGAGACAGGCAGTCGATGACGCGAAGTACGCGATCTACGCCGAGCAGCGAACTGTGGATGAGCGGCGCCGGCTTCTCGCAGCCGCGCAGGGGAAGCTGAGATACGGAGTGGAAGATAGGAAGATCACACAGGAATTACAAGACTGTATCGGGACACTCAAATGCGCTGTAGCGATGGCGCCATCGTATATCCTGCCAACGAAAACATCGATCGGTAGGAAGAGAATGATCGAAGCGGTGTTTTATTCGATCGAGAGACGAGTTCGCCACTTGGAAAGCGAAATTAACGGTATCGCTGCATACCCAAGAGCTGACTAATCGAGTGAGTGAAGTCCACTCGTACATCAAACAGGCATCCAGACCAATTTGCACTTATTGGATGAGAGTTCGTTCTAATAGAGAAATGGGTAAGCGCGCCGGCAAGGGTGCCGGCAAAGTATGATGCCTCTGCCTCCGTTTGAGGCAAACCGTCATCATTAACTTTACCTCTTCTACCCGCCGCCTTCATATCCGACTTAAGAGAGGTTAGCAAATCCTTAAGTCGGCTCTCATCCTCAATAGGGATTGAGCTTCGTTCTCCAAGGAGATCGAGTATCTCGTTAATTCGACGCTCATAATCTTGCAGCGATTCCAGCACAGCCTTTTCATCGGCACTCAGCATATTGTCTTTCGGTCGGCATCCAGGCGTGCCGCTGCGCCTTAGAAATTGCGGAGCTTGTCGACCGCGCCTTGACCGTTCAGGGCCTTCTCCAGGCCCGCGGACATGTCATTGAACTGGTTGACGATCTGCGTATAGCCGCGCTTCGGCGGCAGAGGCCAGTTGCATGCAGGCGAGTTGGGCGAACCTTCTTTGAGCGTCAACTGGAGGCGCGCGCGGCCCTCCTTGGCGATGAAAATAACGTCATAGAACGAGCTGCATGGCGAAGCGGGCATCATCGCCGAGGGGGGTGAAAAATTCCAAGGGGCGATACCCTTGCCGATGATTGTGCCTTGGGACTCGTCGTCTACGCGCGTCACGGCGCGACTGTCGCGGTACGCAGTAGCCAAATAATTGCGTGCAGATCGGTAAAGCTCCTCCTGCGACTTCCCAGGTACAGCGTAGTCATAGGTGAATTCACGCTTCTCTTCGGTGATCGGCATCAGATCCGGTGGGATCATCGCGGCACAGCCGGTCAGGCCCATCAAGCAAGCAAGCGTAATTGCAATTCTCATCATCTCTCCATGCGGCATTGCGGCGTGCCATTGCGCCTTATAGTTTTCCGGCAACGGTGCGGCCGGGCTGGTACACCACACGACCCACAATGCTCAGGTGGCCGCTGCGGACGTTGATAGGCTTGAAGTCCGAATTCACCGAAGTGAGGTACCACTGACCGCCGCGCTCCACCAGCTGCTGGACGCAGGCCTCACCATTCCAGTTCACTGCATACACTTCTCGGTTGCGCCGAACAGTATCGCCTGTATCGATCACGACCCAGTCATCTTCGAACAGCATTGGCTCCATTCCCTGTCCGCGCACACGCATTGCGAGCAGGCGGTGGGGCTGCGCACCTAGCGCCCGCAGTTCTGACGTCAAAACGCGTAATGGTTCCAAACTTGATAAATCCGGTACCGTGTCGTAATCGGTCGACCCAGCCCGGAGGCGAAGCGTTATACGAGGGACTAAGGTTACTTCTGTTTCTACAAATTCACTTCGACCCACCTATTACGATCTCCTAAGTTTTTTTCGGTGTTCGGTTACTACGCCGATAACCGTTAGATGCTCGGTGTCGCTCCGAAGTGTCGGATAGTCGTCGTTTAATGGAACCAGTTCAAAGACCATATTCCCTTTCGAATCTATTCCACGAGGACGATACTTTTTGAAAGTCGCTTGTTCACTGCCATTTCGAGCGACAACAAAGTCGCCTGGGTTTGGTGCAATCTCAGGGTCGACAATTATTCGATCACCTGGCTTGAACTCGGGCGCCATTGAGAGTCCTTCGACATCGAGTGCGAAGGCCCAGGCCGACAGATCTTGATCGGTGTACTCGTAGGCGTAGCCTGCACCAGGAGCGTAGGGAGTCTCCATGTCGCGCAACGCGCCCGCTTGAACGGACGAGATGACGGGGATCGGGCGAAGACCGATTGCAGCCGGCTTGACGTTCTCATCGAAGCTCGTTGACGGTATCGCCCCTGGCCCCGCACCCGTCATCAGCAACTCGCGCTGCGCATCGTCCTCAGCGAACAGGGCGACGACTGGCACACCAAGGGCCGTGGCTATCTTGCTGAGCGTCTGATCGCTGTAGCCCTGCTGGCCACGCTCGAGGCGTGAGAGGTTGCCCACGTCACTCCCGACCTCTGCCGCCAGCTGGTTTAGCGTCAAGCCTCGCCCCTTGCGGAGCTTCCGAATTGTCATTCCGATAGTCATTGTTTCATCGTCGCTTATTTATGCGGTTAGCGCAAAGCGTATTGCGCAAATCGTCGGCCGCACGTAATATGCGTACTACGCAAATTACTTTAGGGCGACATATGAAAACTCCTCTTCGCCGTGTGCGAGAGCTGAAAGGTCAAACCATCGTTGAAGTCTGTCGAGCTGTCGGCGCTGATCCTGGGAACCTTTCACGCATCGAAAACGGAAAGCAAAAAGCATCCACGGAGCTGGCCGAGAAGCTTGCTAAGCACTTCGCGCCCGAGATAACCGAACTCGAAATCTTGTACCCAGAGCGTTCTGAAGTGTTGCCACAGTAACAGTGCATCAAGGAAATAGCATGCGGAACAATCCACATAAGACCCGAATTGCCATGTACCGCGAGTGCGTGGAGGAGTGGCGCAAGCGCGAGGGATGGAGCCGGGAGACCGTGTGCCAGATGATCGTCGAAGCGCATGAGCGCATCGATGGCCCGGCCAGCACGGGCATTCGCTTCGAGCCGCCGGCGACCGACCCGTACGATCGCCAGAAGGTGAACGCCGAGCGCATCTTCCGCTGGCTGGACGACGTCAGCAAGGACAAGAACCTGCTGCCGGCGAACTTCGAGGCTTCGATCGAGGAGGCGATGCCGACCGACATCTACCTGAAGTTCGAGAACATGCGCCTGGCGCGCCGCGGCGTCGAGCTGCGCCTGATCGAGGTTGAGGCCAGACCCGTCCTCGATGTCACGCCGCACCTCCGCAGCCTGGTGAAGGAGTCGGCCGAGGCGACCACCTCGCTGCTGGCCATCGGCCCGAACGCGACCGTCGACGACCTGAAGCACGCTTGTCAGGAGCTGCAAGAGGCGCAGGACTCGGCTGCCTGCGCGAAGCGTGACATCCAATGCGAGATCGCGCGGCGCACCGCAGCGGGCGTGCCAGGCGAGAGGGCAGATCAATGAGGGCCCTGGATCGCAAGGTGCCGATTACCGAACTGCTGACGGCGGTCGAGGACGTGCTAAAGGCGGCGCCGCGCGGCATCCGGGAGATCGCTCGCGAGCTTGGCTATTCCGTCGTCGCAGTGCGCGCTCGCCTTGAAGAGCTGGAGCTCGAGCAGCGTGCGCATCGCCGACAGATTCTTGTCACGGGATGGTCAGGCGTGTGCTACCTGTGGTACGCCGGCCCGGCTGTCGGTGCCGCACTCAACGCGGGTGAAACCCTGGCCGCGCAGGGAGGGCACAGCCGGGAGCAGCAGGCGACGGTTCCGTTCCAGGCGACCGTGCGCACCTGGCCCGCGATCAATCGCCGCGACCCGCTGGTGGCCGCGCTGTTCGGATCGGGCTGCGGATGAATTACTACCCCTTCCACATCGGCGACTTCCGTTCCGGCACGGTGAATATGAGCCGGCACAGCCGCTGGATCTACCGTGACCTGCTCGACATCTACTACGACACCGAGCAGCCGCTTTCGCTCGACCTCGACCTGCTATGCGACCAGGTGGGCGCCGAGAGCGAAGACGAGCGGCGCATTGTCGAGCGGCTGCTGCGCTTCAAGTTCACGAAGAGCGAGGACGGCTATCGCCACGTGATCTGCGACCAAGTCATTGCCGACTACCACACGAAGGCCGAGACGGCGAAAACCAACGGCAAGAAAGGTGGCCGCCCGAGGAAAGCGAAAGAAAGCGATGAAAAACCCAGCGGGTTTCCATCGGGTTCCGATCAGCTTCCGGATGGAAACCCGATTGCTACCGAATCACAAACTAACCAAGAACCAATAACCAATAACCAGTTAACTTCCCCCAAACCCCCTGACGGGGGCTCTACGGCGGCGGGCAGGAAACCTGGGTCTATCGCCTTGCAGACCTTCCTGGACGCCTGCGCCGCGAAAGGCGAACGGCCTATGCGCGACTACCTACCGCTGTGGCGCTATGCCGAGGAAACCGGGCTGCCCTTGGACTTCGTCTCGCTGGCTTGGTACGAGTTCTTGCGCCGCTTCCAGCCGGGCGGTACTGGCGAGGCGAAACGCTACAAGGACTGGCGCGGCGCCTTCCGCAAGTACGTCGAAGGCAACTACCTGAAGCTCTGGGCGATCGATGGCAACGGCGCATATTTCCTGACCACCCAGGGCAAGCAGGCCCAGAAAATTTTCGAATCGAGAGAGGCAGCATGAGCACCGAAATCAAATCGCCGCCACATAGCATCGAGGCCGAGCAGGGCGTCATCGGCGCGCTGCTGCGCGACAACGACGCGGTCGACCGCATGGGCGACCTGCGCGCCGAGCACTTCTTCCTGGGCGACCACGCCACGATCTTCCGCGAGCTGATGCGCAGCCTGGCCGCCGGCCGCAGCTGCGACGTGGTCTCGCTGGGGGACGCGCTGGGCGCCAAGGTCGCCAGCGGCATGCAGTACCTGAACGAAATGACCCAGAGCGCGCCCTCGGCGGCCCGCATCGGGCTGCATGCGGCGATCGTGCGCGACAAGGCAATCAAGCGCGGCCTGATCCAGTTCGGCCGGAAGGTGATCGAGGAGGCGAGCAACTCACCCGAGGCGGCCGCCATCATGGTCGACCAGGCGTCATCCGAGCTCGAGAAGCTTGCCCTGGCGCGCACGCGCATCGAGCCCATCCTGGCCGCCGACGAGCTGACCGGGCACGTCGAGGAGATCGAGCGCCGCATGGCCGGCACCGTCAAGGCCATCTCAACCGGCTACCCCGCCGTCGATGACAAGCTCAACGGCGGCATCCGCCGCGGCGAATTGATCGTGCTGGCCGCGCGCCCGAAGATGGGCAAGACCGGCTTCGCGCTGAACGTCGCATGCAACGCCGCCGTCGACCACTCGGTGCTGGTGTGCTCGATGGAGATGCCGAAGTCGCAGCTGCACGACCGCAACGTGGCCAGCCAGGGCAAGATCCCGCTCGAGCACCTGCTCAAGCCCTGGATGATGACGGACACCGACTGGGCCGGGCTGACCCACGCGGCGGTGAAGATTGGCAGCATGCGCCTGTTCCTGGACGACCAGGGCGGCCTGCGCCTGCTCGACGTACGCATGAAGGCGAAGGGCGTGAAGCGAAAGCACGGCCTGGACCTGCTGGTGGTCGACTACCTGCAGCTGATGGACGGCGATGGCGACAACCGCAACGCCCAGATCGAGGGCATCACGCGCGGCCTGAAGGGCCTGGCCAAGGAGCTCGATATCGGCATCATCCTGCTGTCGCAGCTGAACCGCAAGCTCGAGGAGCGGCCGAACAAGCGCCCGATGCCGGCGGACCTGCGCGACTCGGGCGCCATCGAACAGGATGCGGACGCGGTGGTCTTCCTGTACCGGGACGAGGTCTACAACCCGGACACCCCGGACAAGGGCGTGTGTGAGGTCGAGGTGGCGCTGTGCCGGCAGGGCGCGCCTGGCCGCGCCGCGCTGGCGTACATCGGCGAGCAGACCCGCTTCGAGAGCTTGGCGAACGGCTGGCAGCCGACGAAGCAGGAAAAGGGCCGCGGCAATCGCGGGCTGGCGGCGCACCTATGAGCGCGACCGTCTTCAAGAAGGGCCGGATTTACCACTTCCGCTACCAGGTCGCCGG